ACGCGCGGCCTGCCTGCTCTTGAGTGAAGTGATCACCAGAGATACGCATACCAGCGTTTGTATTGTCCGCGTTTCTATCCAATTGATAGTTACGTTTATAAACAATGTCCTGTAAGCCTTTGACCTGTTCGATTAGCGAAGTGTCATCGTATGGATGCTCATCAGTCGTGAAGACCGATAGGAAGACATAAGGGATCTTAGGGATCTTGAAATGGTTCCTGCCCTGTACTGGTACCTTAATCGGGTTGCCGTATTGATCTACGGATTCTTTCTCTCCGTCGTAGTTCCAGTGTGGATTCTTGAACTTACCGAGGACAAGTTCTTCCATCGTGTAGAACAGGTATTGAGGTGTCCACCATTCGATATAGCCCATGCGAGTACCTAGCGCACCGTTACACTTAGCCAATATTTCCGTCTTCTTCTTTGGGAAGCGCTGGATAAGAGTTGAGGCCATGTCCGTTCGGTTCTCACCGATGAACTCGCCTGTATATTCGAGGTTGTCAGCGATGGTAGCTTTTGAATCAAGGATGATCTTATCCGGTCTTACCGTTTGAATAGCAATCTCCCCGATAGCATCGTTCCAGCCTAGCTTCCATACACCGAGGCGGTTAAGTGACCAATGTCTCGTCCCCTTCTTTAGAACAAGTTTAAGACGCAATTCATCAGCCTTAGCGATAAGCATTTTGCGTACGTCTTCGGCTAACTGTTGGGATTCTTCACTAGGTCCTGCGTCTACGACTGGTTCAGGGTTCTTCTTGGTAGCAATCGGTAAAAGCGTCTCGATAGCTTCAAAGATCACGTTATCAGCTAACGGTCTACGATCACCCCAGAGGGTTAGAAGTGAATTAGGCTGTCCCTTCCAATAGGAAAAGTTCTCCTTGCGGATCTTGTCTAGCTGGTAATTGCCTTTATTAGAAGCCTCATAGCGTTGTTTCAACGCCAAAAGCTCAGCGTCATCCATGCTTAGCTCAAGTTCCTCTAATGGGGCTTCGATAGCACCCTCTACTTTCTCACCATCCTGATTCACGCGATTCTCATCAAAGAATGCGGTTGAGTACGCTTGGATCTTGTCCATAGTTTTAGTATATTATACCACTTTATTCTTTACTCGCATATGGCTTATGCAGTATCGGCATGCGCCCTTTTGCATCAAACGTAATGCCCATTGGCACCTCATCACTAGGGTTAATAATCGCACCGTAACCTTGAGCGAACTTGTCCATACCTACACGCATATAGAGTAGTGCGTGCATAAGATGATCATCACCGCTGCGCTTCCATAGATAGTCAAAGGTTCCTAGTGCTTCGTTCTCCTCTTTCTCACGGTACATATTCGAGGCGTGGTCTATGAGGGTCTGCCAGTACTCTTTGGTTCCGTAGAACGTCATGCGACAGTCATCAAGCTCACCAACAAGCATCGAGATCATACGGTTGCGGTCTACCTTCACATTACCCGCTTCTTTCTTATCACCCCATCTAATGAGTTGCATGGTCTTCTTGTCCTTCTCATAGTGACAAAGAAACACCCGACCGTGGTACTTCTCTCTTAACTTACGGGGAGCGATAAGATCCCCACCCTGATCACAGACGAGAACGGATCTAGGCCAGCGTTTAAGCATGTCCTCGATCTCTTCATACCCACTAGCATGACCCCACTTGAAGACACCGTTACGAGTGCCACAGGTGTACCAAAGCGTTGTGCCGGTATCGAGACCGATGATCACACGTTCATCAGCGACATCGAACTGTTCGTTAATGAGGTTCTTTGTAAAATTAGATTCAGGAATCTTGTTACCTTCTCCGATATAGGGTAGACCTAGGACTTTAGTAAAGAAATACTCTTGGTCCTTTGTGTAGTAGTTACTAATGATCTCCTTCGCTGAGATCCAGATACACATCATGGAATTAATCCAATACCCAGACCACTCCTTATCCTTAAACTTCTGCACCCATCTACCATGTCGTCTCATGCTATCCGTTAGGATCTTGTCACAGTACTTACAAACGTAGGCTTCACGTTCAAAGCAGATAGAATCAGGCCAATCCATGTACTGCTCTTTGTTACAATGTCCGCAAGTAATAAACCAATGCTTTTGATCTGATAACTGCCAGAACTTATGCGCTCCCACTCCCTCATAGGATGGGTGAGAGAATAGCCAGCGCCACTTGAACTTGGAATGTCTTAGACGTGTTTCGTAATCCTCGATGATCTGTAGGTTTGAGGCATCAAGCTCATCATGGACGATAAGATCCGCAGGGACGGAGATAGCCGCCTTCTTAGTCCATGTACCCTTGAAATAGACCATAGCCTCACCGATCTTCTTCGTTTCAATCGTATCTCTATCCTGTGTTAGTGTCTGCATTACTGGGTTCTGCCTGATAAGGGAGTTGAGACGAGCACCTACGAAGGTACTAACATCGCTATCAGTAGGCATGGTATAGATCACTTCCAGCTTATAAGCCCATACTACCCAGAACAGTTTGATCATCTGTAGGAGTGTAAGACCTACCTGAGCCGGCTTCATGATCACCTGTAACGGGCTAAGATCGCTATAGATATCAAAAAGGAACGGGTGATTGCTAAAGTCTAGCGGTTCACCACGTTCTGTTTTAATACCATGCTCTTGTAACCAGGCATGGATGGAGATTCTTGAAAGCATTACAGTCTACCCTGGTTTTCTAGGCGCATAGCTCGGCGTACTACTTCCGCTGTGTTCTCATGGAACTCACGCTTGTTCTGTTCCCTGGACTTAAACTCCTTCATTGCGTCTGGCTTGCCATAGATCTGCTCAAATAGGCTTGAGCCTCGCTGTAGGATATCTCTTAAATGATCTCTACGGTACCTAGAATCGTTTATCTTTCCGTCTTTGATACGATATACCTGTTTCTTGCCACAAGAGGCGCATACGTCAACGTGAGCCATTTCATCCGATAGTCTAAAGTCTCTACGATAGTCACATAGTATCCCTTTCCTACACACTGCCCCACTATAGGCTTTCGACTTCCGTATCTCGTGAAGGATCATAGTCGTTATCAAAGTTCATGAATGAGTTGATAAGTGGGCTCTGCTCTAGAATTACTCCCTTTTGCTTTGGGATAAGCTTAGCCAATGGCTGGTTTCTTTCATGTGGCTTTCTTGCAAAGAATTCGATAACAAACGTAATCAAGAGGCCAGTGATAACGCCTAGGGCGTAGATGATGATGGACATTTATTTGATGATTAGCTTTCTTAGTGCGTCCTCATAGTCATTTCTTACCTTCTCAACTTCTGGACTATTAAGGTTTTCAGTCTTCATAGCTTCGCCTAGCGTCGTTATGTCAATCTTACTAGGGACTAACTTGTCCATAAGCCTGCCTAGTAATCGCTCGTTGCCCTGTAGGATCTTTAATGAAGCGATATCCCTAGCAGCATATTTCCTACTCTTAACCTTTGCTATTAGCCCGTCTATATCCTGCACGTTCTTCCATAAGTCCTCATGCCATATAGCGTCCTGTCGTTCTTCATAGGCTGACTTTCTTCCCCCGCCCTTATTATTTGGATTTCCTACTCCTGGTCTTGGCATATTGCTTTGTATTATATTAAACTTATTTATCCGCTTAACTTAGCGATACTTATATTATAACATCTACTTATCCCCACGTACACTTGCCATAATAGCGAACGTATGCTATAGTGTATTTACTATGATAACAGCAAGCGAGATGGGCAAGCGATCTGCGCTAAGACGCAAGGAGCTAGCAGGTACTGAAGGCTTTAATGAACATATGCGAGCAATCGCCTCTAAACCTAGAATTAACGCAAGAAAACATATGACTAATAACTTAGAAGCCGTTAACGAGATTAAGTACCTTTTTAACATGGGTAAGATTACCTATGAAGAAATGCGCTTAAAAGGTAACGCTATTGTAGAAGCAATGAACGTACAGGGTGAGGTTATTGCTAAAAAGCATGGCGTTAAATACAAGAAGTTATCTTTTAGCTCAATCTTCAGATAACTCATCGGCTGATGGGTCTTCGTAAAAAGGGGCTTCTGGTAAAATGCCAGTAGCTTTTTTTGCGTCTCCTTTAACAAAGATCAGTACGTTTTGGTGCATTTTGCCAAACTTTCTGCTACTTTTGAATTGCGCTGATGTTCTAAGAGCTAGATTACCGATAGGAGTTACATATACAGCTTCATTATAAAAACGAAGGCCAGCTTTTTCAAAGGCTCTTATTGTCATTCCGATAAAATTACTTAGGCTACCATCTTTTTTGCGTACATCACCGACCACGAACGCGGCGAATCTATTATCTTTTAACTTACTACAGGCTTTTCTTATAATTTCACTATAGAACTCGTCGAACTTCTCTGCTGGCATATTACTCAAATCAGCCTTATCGTCTGAATATACCTCTAAGTCTAAATAAGGTGGGCATGAAAATATAAAGTCGAAACTGTTGTCTTCGATAGTGTCTAGCTTGACCATGCTATCGCCGCATACCCAAGTTACGCTTTTACTGCATTCGCTAAGTAGATCTTCGCCCTGTGCAATGTTTGCATTTACCTGCTCTTCTCTTAGCTCTATACCAAGATAATCAAAGCCAGATAACCCTGCAACGATACCTCTAACAGAACCCCCAGCAAAAGGGTCAATGATAAGTCCGTCCTTTGGTACAAACCACTTGTATAAAATCTCTGCGAGCGCTGGGTCAAAGATAGAACCACCCTCTTTAAGTTTACCAGAGTTTTTAAATGCTGCATCTAACATAGGACTAGAAGATGTATTTTTACCTAAGCCTCTACCAAGCTCGCTTGAAATACCAAGATCAATCCATGATCTTTTCCTTTCCATCCATGGTCCGCTCCTGCTGTCTAATATAGTAAAAGGCGCTACACCCCACTCTTTCAACAGCTTGCCTTTTGATTCTCCCTGTCTGCTCTCATAATTTGATTCGAACAATAGCTTGTCTACATCAAAACCGACATCCTTCAATAGTTCAACCTCAAAATTATCAACGAGGCTCTTTGTATCCCATTCACCCGTGTTCTTATTCGAACGTAGGTTGTACTCCTTGGCTTCCTCATCGGTAAGCTCACGACTAGGGATACGCACATCGATCAATTCGTCGCCCTTACCAAGTCTTTTAAGGATTACTACCCTCTGGTGGCCTGCAAGTATGGTGCCATCCGTGTTAATAGCGGGGATTTCTGCAAGGCCAAACTTAGTAAGAGACTTTTCAAGCTGTGCTGCCTGCTCGTCCGTCATCCGTCTAGGGTTATATTCGGCTGGTAGAAGATCATCTACTTTCTTTTGTACCGTAGTCCAGTTTATTTGCATTTTATATCTTTAGTTAATTGATTTTACCCCCTAATTATACCATATAAATATGCACAATACTAAAAACGGCCATAGTAGCCGTCTCTAGTTTCCACCTATTGATCACCTAGGTTGTCCATCCTTAACGCTATCCGTACGCATAGCACTATGTAGATAGGCAATTTGTATCTAAGCCTTTTAGTCTAGCGATAGGTTGAGCATTTAGCGTTTGAGACCTCGCGAGTACGTGCTGTAGATACTTATATTATACACGGTATTTGATTACTAGTTAACCGTCGATGTTGATAACTATTTGGCTTCTTCTGGCTCGATTGAGATAACACCCTCGGTAGTAAGGAACATAGTCGCAGCAGATACAGCGTGTTCAAGAGCGCAACGGGTTACTTTCGCAGGGTCAATGATACCTTCCTTTAACATATCATCCACATACGTATCATTAGCAGCGTTGTAACCGGCATTGTCTTTAAGTAGTTTGACCTTATCAACAACTGAACCACCGTTCTTGCCTGCATTGGTAGCGATCCAGTAAAGAGGCCATTCGATAGCTTTGAAGACGATTTGAGAGCCTAGGGCTTCATCTCCTACAAGGTCGAGCTTTACATCAGCAGCAGCGCGAAGGATAGCGACACCACCACCGGCAACGATACCTTCTTCAACGGCGGAACGAGTAGCACAAATAGCGTCCTCGATACGGTGTTTGATTTCCTTAGCTTCCGTTTCAGTCGCAGCGCCTACACGGATGACACCGATACCGCCTGATAGCTTAGCGATTCTTTCAGTAAGGTAGTCATTATCCATTGGGGACTTCGTATCTTCAAGAGCGGTCTTAAGCATGACGACACGTAGGTCATTAGCTTCCTTTGAACCTCCACCGTTTACGATCGTAGTATGATCTTTGGTCGCTTCTACCTTTTCAGCCTTACCGAAGTCTTCTGGCTTAATGGATTCAATTGATCGTCCGGTTTCATCTGAGAAGAAGGTTGCACCTGTAAGGGTTGCGATGTCTTCAAGGTAGGCGCGGCGCTTATTGCCAAAGCTTGGTCCACGGACGGCGATACATTTAAGGTTACCCATCTTGATATTAAGTGAGATGGAAGCAAGGGCAATGCCTTCAACTTCATCCGCGAAGATGACAAGCTTACCAGATCCAGCCTGCTGTGAAGCCTCTACAATCTTGAGGAAGTCTTCAGCTTTTGAAATACCTTTATCTGTTACGAGAATAGTGGGGTTCTCAAGCATTGCATTGCCTAGTTCATCCGTAATCATCGAAGGGGCAATATACCCGCGGTCGATTCTGAACCCTTTAACGATCTCCGTTGTGATGTCTGACGTTTGGGAATCTTCCACCATGATAATGCCTTCTTTCCCGACTTCCTCCATAGCCTTGGCGACGATCTGACCGATGACAGGATCGTTAGCGGAGATAGAAGCTACCTTAGCGATATCATCACCTGATACCTTCTTTGAGATACCCTTCAAACCCTCCACGATGGCTTGAGAGGCCACTTCCATGCCTTTCTTGAGGGATAGGGGGTTAGCACCGGAAGAAACGAACTTAATCCCCTCGGAAATAAGAGCCTGCGCGAGTACCGTAGCGGTTGTGGTGTTGTGAGTAGGGACGAAATCATCCGTAATGTAGAGATGATCGTCGTTGCTTACCTTGATACAACGCATTTCCGTGTATTCGCCCGTAGGTTCAATCGAATGGATAGGCGTCCCATGCTTGTATCCCTTTAACTGTGAGATACGATAAATAGGGGTTTTTGAATATGATTCACCGTCTTTTCGTTCGTGAAGTGAGAAGTTCAAAGTCATGCCCATACTTCGGCATAAGGCGGCAAAGTCATTTGCTAACTGAGGGGATATGGTAGAAAACTCGAACAATCCTCTCGTATTGATATGCCCGTCTGTATCTAACAAACCTTGAAGCAATGCTTGGCGCTGTTCTAGTGATGAGAAAAGATATTCTTCTGGGATAAACTTCGTGCCACTCTTTGAGCCATAAAGGCCAAGTGATTCAAGGCTATCTTTAATATCGCTACCGTTCAATTTAATACGGATATAATTATGATACTCTTTTGTGGTGGTAGTCGTTCCTTCTGGTAGCAATAGTTTGCCGATTATATGGCGCTTCTTTAAGCCAAGGGATAATTCAATAGATCCAGTACCGCTCAAGCTACCGTCACCAATAAGAACGCCCAACGTATACGGGTCAATCGGTAGGTCTCTATCAACAAAAGCCGATACGGTATTCTTAACGAAATATTTGTGGTGGTTAAATCCATCTTTTACCTTAATAAAGTCTTTACTGAGTTCCTCAGTCGTGAGGACACTTTCAGTACCCCAGTTTGTAGTAACAGCCCAAAGATGATCTTTTGAGCATTCTACGGTACGGCCATCCGTAAAAGTAACGCGGTATAATTCTTTAATACCCTTATCAAAAACCTCAATAATTTGTTGCATTGAATTATCAGTGCCACAAATAACCATCCCGGGCTTAGCGTCACCCATCGTGATAAAACCAGTCGGAGTAAGGATTTTAGCCCACATTGGCTGAGGGCCATCGCCCGCAAGGTCATTTGTCTTACTTGCTACCTCTTTTACAAGGTTAGCCCCTAACTTTTCGATAGGGTCTTTCAAGCTAACGTTCTTTGCTACCGTTACACCGTCTTTCGTCACCATTGGTGCGCCAAAGCCGGTATCAATAAGAATGTTGCGTCCCTTTGGCCCTAGCGTAGCTTTAACAGCATTAGCGAGCTTATCGACACCAGAAGCGAGCTTCTTGCGGGCTTCTTCACTGAAAGTAATGTTTTTATTCATGTTTGTATTATTAAAGGACTAAAGGATGGCAAAGATATCACGCTCGGTAAGTTGCAGGAGCTTTTCGCCGTCGATCTCCACCTCATCAGGGGAGTATTTATTGAAAATGACGGTGTCTCCTGCTTTAACCGTTACAGGCTTAAAATTACCATTCTCGGTTAATCCTGGACCTGCATGGACTACGGTACCGCGGTCGGTCTTTTCTACCGCACTGTCAGCGATAGCGAAGCCTGTTGAAGTGGTGTCTTTTTTAATCGGCTTTAAGTAAATTGTATCGTTTAATGGTTGCATATTATTTATTTGGTGCCTTTATTATACATCCTCTCTCTAATAAACTCCACCATATCCGCAAACTCTGATAGGTCTCTACCTTCTAGGATAGCTTCGCAGTAGGCGATAAAGCGTTCACGAGATATCTCACGGGTCATATTACGTCTCTTCAAGAGAGTGAGTTATTTATCCTTCATGGCCTTCATACACTCGTTGAAAAGAAACTCCTGATAGTAGGCGTACGTTTCATCACATTCCTTCAGGTAAATTCCCCTCGGTTCTAGGACATGTTGAGTGATGTGTACGATCTCATGAACGAGGTGTCCTACATCCTTCTTCCTTCTTAGCCAAATGACGTAGTTCTTGCATCGGCTGTTCCAAATGCTTTTAGCCCCAACAGGCCAGTCGAAGTTCAGTTCAAGAACGGATTTGTCCCCCATGATCTTATAAACGGCTTTCTTTGCCTTCTCTCCGTCCGATTCAACAATAAGATGGATGGTTGTACGGAAGACGGGGTCGATAATCTTTTTTATCATACCTCTTCAAGAGAGTTGATATAATCTTGTACCATCTGAACCTCATAAACCTCTCCTTTACATAATCGTATAATCTCCCACTTCACCCTCTTATCAATCGTGAGAGGGGAGACGGCGATTTCGAAGGTGAAGTGCTGTAGATCTAGGTTGCAAATTATTGGGTCTCCATCAAAAGCAATGCCCCATCTGTATCGTTCATCTCCATTATCACGAGCGATCTCTCCCTCTCTCCCTCCCAATCTAATCTTTGTCCCTACTTCTAGGGTGTCAGTGTCTTTGTTGAATGGTTTATAGGTCATAGGTCTTTATTACAGTAAAAGCAAACCATATATCCACCAGATTTTTCATAAAGCTCAACATACAT